ACCGAGCGCCTGCACTTAGTCCAAGAACGCCTTGGCTTAGAGGCCGAGTTGGCTGCTATGCCCCGTGCGGTGGCCGCGGAGGCGGTGGAGGAGGTGGCGGGTCCGACGGGGGCTGTGGTCCCCAACAGGGTCGTGATTCTCGGTGGGCGCGGGACGAAGGTGGGTAACGCTTACGAGGCGTCAGCGAGGACGCACCGCGAACAGGTCGGGGTGGAGTTCGGGACGGCGGTGGTGGAGCCAGTGCCGAAGTCTAAGGCCAAGGCCACTCGCGCCGAATACAAGGAAAGGCTGTTCACTAACGTAAGTCGAGCGAATCTAACCCCTGGGGGGGAACCGATCGTTCCCGACCAAGTGTATGTGGCAGTGGATTCCCCCGATCACAAGCAGATCCGTAACATGTTGAATGAGCTTATCGACGAGGGCAGGTTGCCTGCGGGGTTGAAGATTTACGGCAAGCAAGGTTCGGAGAAGATTCGTCTTCAAGATTTCGCCGACTGGCAGCAGCGCACCGCTGAGATGGTCGACCCTGCGAGCGGGAAGGCGGTCGACATGGCATACGAGGCGGTGCAACGTGCGACGCCTCGTGCGGCGGCGGCAGCTGATGTGACGGCGCGTAAACCGAACGTCATGCTCGAGTTGGGCCGACCCGCCGACGCTCCTGACAGTGACGCTATGGACGCTGTCTCTAAACTGGTCATGCAGAGTGATGACCTGGAGATGCGGGAACTGATCGAGCTGCAGATCATAGAACACGACATAGTTGATGGTGGTTTGATTATCCGTCCTCGTGACATGGACGACGTGGAGATAATCGCCGATTACATCAAGCATGTGTTGCCTGAGGAGATAGCCCAGGTTCAGCAGACGCCCCGTGCTGGTGTCGACGGCGAAGCCATAAAGTATGTGGCGACCATCAACCCTGGGGATGGCACGTCGGCCTTTACCGAGGGTTGGGCTAAGGGGTTCAGCGCCCGCGGCGCGGAAGCGTTGGGTGAAACGGCGGAGGTTCTCGACGAGGCCGCTGAGGCGGTCGGGGTGGTGGCGAAAGAAGCGGGGCCTCCTACGGGGCCGCGTTGGCCGATCGGCCCTGACGGTGAGGAGGTCAAACGGTTCGTTGTCGGCACCGCGTACGGTGATTTTGTCGTGGCTCGCATGCCACGTCAGGTGAAGCAGATGCGTATTATTGACATTCCGTTCAGCGAGATGCGCCCTGGGAGCGCCGCCCCGCAGGGGGTGGGGTTGCCAGGGTTGCCGAGGGGGTTGAGGTTGCTGAACAGGGACGTGTCGAGTGTCGACGATGCCCGTGAGGTGATCGGCAAGTGGGTGGCCGCTAAGGCGCGGGCGGAGGCGTCGCCGATGCGGGCGTTGCAGGAGGCGGAGAATCCGCGGTTGCGTCGCGTGTTGGAGCAGATCACAGGGTATCGGCGTGATTTGACTCCGACAGGTGAGGGCGCAGCGTTGGACGTTGAGCGGGCCAGGGCGGTGCAGGAGGAGGCCGAGTTGTTGGGGCCGATCTTCGAGATGGCACCGTCTGGTGTCGTCGAGGAGGGGTACCACCTGGCGATGGCGGACCAGTTGTACGGGGAGGCTGCGGAGGCGATGGAGGCGGGGCTCGACTGGCAGGCCAAGGTGGCGCTCCTCGAGGGGAGGATGGCGCAGCTGACTGGCAGGGCCGCTAAGAGAAACGGCGGCCAGTTGTACCAGGAGTATTTGCAGGAGTTCAACAAGGTGCGCGCCAGGAAGGGTTTGTCGGCGGTTACCGCTGACGCTATTGGTGCCAACTGGAACCCGCAGGCCCCGTTGTGGGCTGAGGGTTGGGATGTGGCGGGGTCGCCTGAGGCGAAGAAGGCGACGTGGTCGGCGCTGCTCGGGTTGCATAAGAGTAGTTTGGCGACGGATCCGTTCATGCCTGAGTTCTTCAAGTTTTACGACAGGTTCTTGAACTATTGGAAAGCGCAGGCGGTGACGTCGACGGGGTTCATTTTGCGGAACCTTCTGGGCGGCACTTGGATCAACATGGCTATCGCTGGTGTGGATCCTGGCACGACCCGCAAGTTCGCTGCGATCTACTGGTCGGCGTTCCATACGGGGGAGGGTGACACGCTGCTGGGTGTGCGACGGTTGTTGTCTGAGATGATTGACGCCAAGGCGCCGACGACGCGTCTGCCTGGGGTTCCGAAGGGCCTCAAGTTCACTAAGGACCGTTCCCTTCCGTTGTCTGACAGCATGAACTTCGGGATCAAAACCGTCGACTTTGATGATCTGAAAACGGCGGAGCGGATCTTCGAGGGCGGCTACTTCTCGGGCGGTCAGGTCATCACCGAGGTGGAACGCGGGGTCGCTAAGCGCGCTAAGTTAACGGCGATAAACCCGTTGACGGGCGGCGACATGGACGTGGTGTTCAACCCGTTCTCATCAGAGTTCGCACCGTTCCGCGCTATCCGCACGGCGAACGAGCAGGCGGAGGTCGTGTTGCGCGGCACGTTGGCGTTCGACATTCTCAAGAAGGGCGGCACTCCCGCTGACGCTTTGGACGCTGTCCACACGTTCCATTTCAACTACGCTGATTTGGCGAAAGGTGAGCGGATAGCACGCAGGGTCATCCCGTTTTGGAAATGGCAGAAAAGTGTGATCCCGTTGCTGGTGGAGAGCGTCGGTCGGAACCCGACGGCGTGGGATCGGTTGTATCAGATCAAAGGCGAACTGGAGTTGCATTCGAAGGAGGAGGGGGTTGTTCCCGATTACTTCTTGGAGAACATGGGGATCAGGTTGCCGTGGAAGATCAACGGCTACCAGTCGTACGCTGTGCCTGACATGCCGTTCCGTGACCTGAACCGTTTGTTGAAGGAGCCGACGTCGTTGACGCGTATGGTCGCCGAGTCGTCCGCTCCTCCTGTTAAGAGCATGTTGGAGATGTGGGCGGGGAAACAGTTCTTCGCTGACATTCCGTTCACGGGCAGGTTCCAGCAGGTGCCTCCGACGTATTCCAACATTCCGTTCCTGATGGACGCGTTGAAGTTTGCGGGTAAGGCGAAACGTAATCAGCGCGGCGAGTGGCGGATGCGCGATAACGATTTGTATCTGATGGATTCGTGGATGCCGTTCATGGGTCGGTTGCGTCGCATGTTCCCGAACGAGGCGAGGTATCAGAGGCGTGTGATTAGTACGACGCTGTCGACGGTGTTCGGCACGGCTGTTCGGATCAACGATCAGTTCGAGAAACGCAACCAGGAGATCCGTAACGACAGGGCGTTCGACGAGGAGTGGCGTGAGTTGTTGGATTTGGAGTGGAGGACGAGGTAGTGGAGTTCGTGTCGCGTGAGACGTGGGGGGCGATCGTTCCTCGAGGTGAGTTGCGTGCGTTGAAACCTGAGAAGGTGCAGGGGATCGTGGTGCATCACACGACGGGGCGTGCGATTGAACCTGAGTCGATGATACGAGCTCACGACAATTATCATAAGAACACGAGGGGTTGGGCTGGGGGGTTGGCTTACAACTGGTTGGTGTCAGCTGATGGTCGCATCTGGGAGGGGCGTGGTTGGAACCAGGGGGGTGCGACGAAGCATTGGAACGACAGGTCTGTTGCCGTGGCGTACCTGGGTGACAGTAACGATCAGTTGCCTGAGGATGCGAAACGGTCGTTGGAGGTGGTGTTTGAGACTATCCGCTTCAAGTACGGCCAGTTCCTGTGGCTAAAGGTCCATTCTGATTACAAGCCCACAGACTGCCCTGGAGGCCCGCTGCGGGCCTGGGTGGGAACTCTGGGGGTGTCGGCCAGGAAGCTGCCGCTGGGCCCTCAGGGGCCTCCTAACGCCCTTCTGGAGATCTTTCAGAGGTTGAGGGCGGAGGTGGAAGCGAAGCCGTTGCGGCGGTGGCGTAAGAATTCGTACTGGCCTGTGTACATGTTGCAGTCCAGGTTGAATGAGAAAGGGTTCAACGCTGGCACCCTCGACGGCAAGTTCGGGCGGAAAACCAAGGGTGCGTTGAAGAAATTTCAACGCACCCAGCTTAGTATCAGACGCGACGGGGTGTGCGACACGCGCACCTGGGACGCATTGTTCATACAATAGGAGGTGCCACGGTGCCTAAAGGTGAAGGTTACGGGACGTTTGAAGACACGTTCGGTTCGCAAGACAAGCAGCTGTACGACTCGACGTCGTCTTTCAACATGTGGGACATGAGCCAGAAGGCGAAGAAAGCCGCGTCGTATCTGCGTTCCACGAAGCTCGGCAACGCTGCTTTCGGCGGCCGACCGTTCGGAAAGTAGAAGTCATGCTCGACGGTAAAACCATGAAGCTCGTGCAAGCAGGACGTGTCCTCGTCGGCACCATCAAACGCGGCACCTTCTCCCTGCCCGCAGGGCAGTCGCGCAGCGCAGCGCGCAGGGCCCTACGGAACTGACCGTGGGCAGAAAGCGCCCACGCCCCAGGTACTAACGTGCCGTACGAGATCGTGAAACGCGGCTCGTTGTACTGCGTGAACAAGAAAGACGGCCGTAAAAGTTTCGGCTGTCACGACACTCGAGAAGAAGCTCAACGCCAGTTGCGGGCATTGTACGCATCGGAGGATTGAACTATGAACAACATGCTCGAACGTGCTGCGTGGACCGCAGCCCAGGCTTTCCTAGCCGTGTTCGTCATATCGGACCTGGCGTCGACCAGAGCAGCCGTAGTGGCCGCCCTGGCCGCCGCCCTATCAGTACTGAAGACGTTCGTGAGGGATAAAGTCGGAGCCGCATGACCGACGCACCCTCGGAGGACTTCGACACCCAGTGGGCCACCTTCACGGGATCCCCTGAGCGTCAGAAGGAGATGCTGGACATCCTTCAGACAATGAAGGAAGGCGTCCACAGGCTCGACATCGAGGACGGCACACACGCCGCGTGGCACGACGGCAAACTCGGCGTGCTCCTCGTGTTCCCCCGAGAAGAAGCACTGTCGATGGTCAACGTGTGGGACGGCGCGCACGAAGGGAACCTGATCGCCTTGGCGAGCATCCTCGACTGGTGCCAGAACCTCATCAGCTTCATCGAATACTGCATGAGCCTCAACGGAGACCTCGACTAGAAGAAGCCCAGCTTCTCCCTGACCGACGGATGGTCACGCAGCTGCGCTCGCAGCTTGGCGAGAATCATGTCACGCTCCCTGGCTAACGACGTTTTCGGAATGCCCGTCACCTTGGCGACAAACCGTAACGACAGACGTGTCAGGAACAGCATCTCGATGAGCCAACGCTCATCCTCGGGGAGATCCTCAACGGCCTGAGTGACCAGCTCACGCAACTCGTGCCGCTCCTCCTGGCTTTCCTGCGGCTCCTCGAAAGGGGCCAGCCCGACCAGAGCGTCAAAGACAGTGACAGGGATGGGACCAACGTTGCGTTTGGCAAGCCAGTCGAGCTGATCGTGGGAGAGGGAAACCTCCCCTCGAGGGTTATCCTCCCCGCTCATCATCGCTGCTCCACGGCAACAGCGACGATCTTATCTGAAAGAACGTCTTCCCTTCCCTGAACCTGTCTATCGGCACCTCGTTCTTGTCGATCACCCGCACCAGCTCCGACAAGGACAACTCCACATGCTGCTGACGGTGAGATGACCAGACGAACAACCAGACGGGCATCGCCACGTCCCACCACGACAACGCCCGCAGCTTCTCGAGTTTGAACTTCAACCCGTTGCGCCCAATGCCGAGCACCTCGACGAAACGCATCGGCGTTTCCTGCACATAATCAGGCGAGTAGCGGATCACCAACGGCATGTTCTGAATGCTGAACGGCGGACGGTCAAACCCGAACCTGGCCCACTCGGTGTGCGCCGCCTCGAACACCCCCTCCGCTTCGTCGCCCATCTTCTCCATGCGCTGAGCGAACGGCAGCTCGTTGAACGGGGCGTCCATCACTTCTTCTTCCCGACCACCCGCTGCACCTGACGGTCATCGTCGAACGCCACACCCTGCAAAGCATCCTCCACCAGCTTCAAATAGTTGGTGGTGTCACCCCGCAACGACGACAGCTCCTCATCCAAACTGCGGATCGTTATCACCGTCCGCTTCTTCGAGAAGACGCACGACATGGAAACAGGACCGTCGAAGAACGGCCCGTCGTACTCCTCGGCTATGGCACGCTCAGCGTCAACAGTGCTCTTAGGGGTGTACGTCCGCCCCTTGCTGAACCGTGGCCGCCCCTTCGTGATAGGCGCACGCCGCACCACGAACTTGTGTTGCATCACGCAAGCTTCCTGAGCGTGACCTCCAACATTTCCCGCAACCGCTTGTCACGATCTGGCCTGTTCAAGAACTTCCCCATCCGCTCGTCCAACCTGTACAACAGGTCAAGGATAGCAGCGTCACCGTACCCCTGGCGGATCAGAGACCCAGTGAACACCATCATCGCTTTGCTCCGATCCTCCCACGACGTCTGGTTCCACACGTCACGGGCCAACCAGCCGAACTCCTCGTCCGACCGTTCCGCCCGACGCAACTCGACCTTGTTCTTAGGTTGCGTAGAGTCATACAACGGCAGCATCTGACGGATCAGAGTGCGATGGGTGCGCTGCCCCCACGCCTCGCTCAGATACTGGGCGAACGGCAGCTCCACATGCTCCGCCGACACGACACACTGCCGCCCCTCAGAGCGGCCACCAGGGAACGGCAACCGCAGACAGTTGCCGAACCCCTTGCCGTGTAGTTCCGTTTGCTTCGGGTACACCTCCCGTGTCGGCACGTCGACCAGACGGCACGCTCCGATCATCGCACGCCGACCCACTGTCGCCGACACGGGGCCAGTGAGGTACACCCACAGGTGGTACCCCTTCGATCTCGACGCTTCAATAAACGATACGACACCCAGCTTCGACAGCATCGCCTGCAGGTTGCAGGCGTGCACGAAACTGTCGTCTCCTTCGTCCAGGTCGACAGCCAACCAGTGAACAACCCATTCGCCGTTGTCTCGACGCAACGGGTACACGCCGATCGGTTCCCCGTCGTCGAGGTGACCGGCGACCACAGCCTGGTACTCGCCGCCAGCAGCGGGCACAGGGTCGCCTTCGGGGTGCAGCATGGGTCGCACCCCGCCGTCGGCGTAACACAGGGCGACAGCGCCGCCCTTGTGGAGCTCAGAGAAGACCTCTACCGCATCCAACGGTCGTCAGTCGGAATGTCGTCGCCGAAATACTCACGCACCAAACCACAATGCGGGTCCATGTAGTAGTCGATCGGCGGGTTGGTCACATGACACGGCGGCCTCTTGTTCTTGCACAGATCCAAACTGATCGACACTGAATGAACCAGACGGTCGTCTTCCGACAGGTTCGGAAGATCCCGTTTGCGGAACACGTTGACCTGCAAAATGGCGTACTCGTCGGCGTTGAACTTGCCGTCATCCATGCCCCGTGACATGCCACGGTTGCTGCTCTTACCCGACTGGTGCACCAACGCCACGGGCATGTTCTCCGTCTCAGCCCACTCCTTGATGCCACGCAGCACACTCGACACCCCCTCGTACCCGCTGGCCTGAGGCATCTGCTCGAGGAAATCGATCATCACGAACCGTGGCCTCGCCTGCCAGTAGTCGCCGCACTCGGCTATAGCGACGCTCATCTCAGGGAACGGCAACGCCATCGGGAATATCTTCACCCTCGACAACCATCCGTTCTTAGCTTCCCTGATCTCCGTCATGTACGCAGGGTCGTTGTCTTTCAACGCCTCCTCGACGTCAGCCAGGTTGCGTCGATACAACATCGAGTACAGCTTCGACACGACGAGGATCTCAGGCTCATCTGGGGTGAAGATCACAGCGTGGAAGTTCGGGTCGTCTTTCAGGTTCTTCACGATCGACGACAGCAGCACAGCGGACTTGCCGCTGTGCGCCCGACCCGTGACGACCAGCACATCAGACGGCCAGACGCCACGCATCTTGTCGTCGATACCAGGTAACCCCAGGTAGTAGCGGTCTTCGCTGCCCGCAGCGTAGTCAACCCACTTGTCGACAGCGTCCGACGTGGGACGGAAATACTTGTAGTCGTTCCCCCCGATGCGAAGATCGGCGTCGTTGAGACGAGCGTCGATCTCCGCTTCGGAAAGGGGAACAGCGCCCCCGACAGTCACCGCTTGTAAGCGTACTGCTGGAGCTCCAGCCTCCGACCATCCCAGTCGAAGTCGACGGCGTCCTTTTGCGTCTGACCAGCAGCCTGATCCCACACTTTCAACGGGACGTTGCTGTCACCCTCGTTGACCCACAACCCCACGTTGCGTTCAACAGCGACACCGATGCGAGTCATCGCCTCCGTAGTGACAGAGAAGTTCGGGAAGTTCTTGCCGCTCTTGGCGAGATCAGTGCTGCCATCAGCGTGCTCCTTCACCTCGTACACCTTGATGATGCCACTGTCGTCAGACCACTCGCTGGGGTGGAACGCCAACAGGTTCCACGCAGCCTGCCTCACGTCAGCCTGCTTGCCGACGCAGAAGTCGACACGGGGGTACACCCTGCCGTCGCCCTGCACGGGCGCTGCTGCTGCGTTGCGTGACGTTTCCGTCGGGCCGCTCGGCGCAACGGGCGGCGGCTGAGCCACCAGCACGTCACCGCCAGGGGCGGCCGTAACCTCCGCACCAGGGAACGCCTGGGCTACCAGCCCTGTGCCGATCCGTTCCACCAGGTCGTTGTGGACTGTCTCCACGCACGCCAGGTACTTGTCAGGGTCACCGCTCCCGCAGCAGACAGAGCCCGCCACCTTCGCAGCCACCTGAGCAACAATGGAAGCATCTCTCGCATCCATACTTATCTCCTCTCCCTTTACCAGGGTGTCGGGCCGAGGTGTTTCCCTCGGCATTCACCAGCCTGCCACACGGGGCACCACTTGGGACTGCAGTGCCACCCCGCCCAGCGTTGCGGCCAGACCTTCAAATCAGACTGTAACAGTTCCACGATCGACCAGCAGAGATCCTTCAACGCCTCCAGGTGAGGCACCCTCCGTTCGATCTCGATGATCTGCATCTTGCCTTTCACCAACGCAACGAGACGGAACTTCGGACAGTCAAACGCAGCGCAGTAAACGTGAGATTGGATGTCCCAACGCTGCTTCTCCCACGGCTCATACGAGCGGCTCGGGTTCTTCCAATCGTAAATGACACCATCCTCAACCCAGTCGGCTGTTCCCTCCAACACGACACGCACCCCGTCACGCTCATCCAACGGAAACCTGAAGTGTTTCTCCACAGCGACAGGGTTCAAAGACGGAAACAAATCCTCATACCAGACAGTCAGGTTGGCTCGAGCAACGTCGACGATCTCCTCCAGTTCGTGACGCCACACCTCGACGGAACCACACAGCTCGTGGAACACGGCGTCCATGTGGTCGATGGCCTCGTCCAACGGGGGACGCACCCCGCTGCTCATCAGCTCGTTGCCGCAGTACTCGATAGCGGCGTGCACCATGTTGCCCCGCAACATGTCGCTCGTCTCACGTTCCCTCACCAACCCGTAACGCACGTTGCGGGCCCACTCGGGGCAGTTCGAAAAGGTACCCAACCAGCTTTGACGTATCGGCACTTCAATCATACGCACAGCCTCCCATCGGGGTGTGACAGAGGCTCGGAGCCGACGGTACCCAAGGGAGTAGATACCGTCGGCCCCGTTACCCGTAACCCGTTACCGTGGTGCCCCCTAAAGGGGGCACCGTAACCGTATACGGTACCGTTCACTCAGTCCAGCACCCTTCGAGGAGATCCCCGATTCGGATGTTGCGGATGCGTTCATGCTCCGCTCGGCTCATCATCGAGTGGGCCCTGGACCGACGCAACCCAGCACGCCGAGCAACTTCGGCACCGTTACCCAACTTAAGGTTCTCATCTAACATTAAATGTCGGCGAACATACGCCACAACTACCTTCAAATCCTCGAGGTTTCTAGCCACCAAAGTAGCGTACAAAAGAGGGTCTTCGTGGTCGCCAGAAAGCTCAGATAAAGCGGCAGCAAACTCGAGAGGATTACGCATAAGTTGCGATTCAAACTCCACGTTATTGTCTTCCACTGTCGTACTCCTTCACTGCCTCGTCCAACTCCTCAGCCACCTCGAGCACCTCCCACACCTGGCTCCAATACCAGTCGGCCTGCTTAGCGTCATCATTGTCGACACACCTACCCGCCCCGTCGTGGAGCTCATCGGCGTACTCGTACAGGGCAGCGATGACACGCACCGCCAGCGCCTTAGTTATCATCAGGATGCGACGGCGGGGGGACCAGCTCGGCGAACACCTTGCTCACCCAGGAGCACTGCTTCTCTCGACGCTTCGCCTCGAGCTCGTTACCCATCTCGAGCAGGTCAGCGATCCGCTCACCCTGCAGGTCGAAGTACTCGTGGAGCATCCGCTGCACCGTGTACACCTCGTCGTAATCCAAGACCAGGACGGTGGTACCACCATCACCTCTCACTGTGTGCATGTCATTTCCCTTCCCTGTATGCCATTATTTCTTCCCGAGTGAAGGTGTCGTACTCGGTATGTAACCATACCCTGCGTTCCTTCCGCCGCTTCGCCTCGTATGCGGTGTTCGCCGCGTTACACACCTTGCAACGGCAGAACCCACGCTTGTAGGCGATGTAGCCGTGGGTGATCCGCTTCTTGCTCACTCCTCGACCTCCGCATCACACACGGGGCACACGCCGTCGTCACGGCGCAGCAGCCGACGCCCCACATACCATCCGCACGAGTCGCAGCGGACCACCCCTCGGATGGACTCGCCGTCAGTCATCCCACTCAATCCAAGCTCGAGCACCGCACGACAACGGCTTGTCCGCCTGCACCACCCTGGCACCCTTCGGGATCTCGAACACCCTGTGGTACTCCGACCCCTTGTACGTCCGATGGATGACAGCGTCCAGGCCCTGGCGTAACCGCTGCTGATGGATGTGCACCTGGTGCTTCACGACGTGGTCCGCTCGAGGAAGTTCCCCTCGGCTTCCTCCACCGTGTCGAAGTAGGCCCCGCCACCGCAGTGGAACTCGCCGCCTGTCTCCGACCACATCGACCAGCACACATACGGGTGGACACCCATCTTGGTGGTCGCCACCACATGCCCGACGTACGGCTGCCACCCCTCGTCAGGCTGGGTGCGTCTGATCTTCCACATCAGGGGCGTGGCCCCGTTAGCCAGATACATATCGGGCCACCCTCTGCTTCCGCTGGGCACGGGTCGCCTCGTAGTCAGCACCGTAGATCCCGTCCTCCGCATACCGCAGCAGCCGAGCACACAACACCTCCATCACATCGGCGGCGGCCTGCTCGTGGGTGATCGCCCCGTTACGTTCCGACGGGTGCCTCCAGTAATGCTTGTACCGTTCCATCGTCTCGTACAGGGCGCTGGCCGTGCCCGACCATCCGATCGGGTGCTGCTGCCGTTCGAGCTCCACGTCGAGGAACCCCCCGACCAGCTCGAGCAGCTCAGCATGCACAGCTGGGCTGCGTGACGCACACCCATCTTGCCTCGGAGGCAGGGTGTACCCCTCGGCGAGGGCCCCCGCCCTGTCCCTCATCTCACGCATCTTCTCTTGGAACTCCTCGAGGGTGCCCTCGTGCTCCACTATCTGAATGTCGTCGCTCATCACACATACTCTCCCTTGTTGGGTTTAGGTACCCGTCACTTTATCACCCTGGGTGGACGTGCCACCTCCAGGGCCTGAGTCGCACCAGGCCCAGGAGCTCGAGCTAACACCTGGTATCAGTGGAACGTGTCACCGCACCGAGTACAGTGGACAGTGTCATATCAGCAATCAACAAGGGAGCAGTAATGCACGAGATACATGACAACATCGACAGGGTGGTGATCGTTACCGGTCATCCCCTGTCTGGGATGGGGAACTGGCACCGTAAAGGAACGGTGTATGACTCCTCGATACCGTGGCCTGTCGTCCTCGAGACGCTAGGCATGGACGGCGACCAGGCGTTCACCGTCGAGAAGCTGCCCATCTGGCATGCCGGTAACCGGCCCACCACAGCTGACCTGAAGGATGCGTTCGGCTGGTCATACGCTCAGAGCTTCTCGCAGCGAGGGTGGGTGGTGCTCAAGGCCGACGCCCAGGTCGAAGCGTTCCGAGCGGTGGCGAACACCGCCGACCTGAACGACACGTTCGACTGCGTGTCCGCCACCTACGAGGTGATCCAAAACGACACGCTCACCGACCTGGCCGAGGTGTTCATCGAGGCCGCCCAGGTGGAGCGGGGGGTAACGATCCCGATCCTGTCAGCTGGGACACTGCGGGCCCGCCGTCTGGCATTCCTGTCACTGGGACTGCCCAACGACGACGCCCTCGACGGTCTCCCCGCTCGAGGTCAGGCCCTCAACCTGGGCACCAGCCACGACCGAACCAACCCGCTGATGGCATGCCTAGCTTCAACGATCGTCGTGTGCGGCAACACCTATCGGGCCAACCTGCTGGGACGGCCAGCCGAGGTGCAGATACGGCACACTGCGTCGGCCCCCATGCGAGTCGAGCTGGCACGCATGGTGCTGCGGGACATGATCGGTGCAGCCACCGAGCTCGACGGTCAGATACACAGGCTGCTCAACGAGGAGCTTCCCTCTCAGCTGTTCGGCAAGCATGCCCTCGAGGCGGTGCTCGGTGAACGTCCCGCCGACGAGGGTCGGGGCCGCACCATGTACGACACCCGCCGTAGCGACATCATCGACGAGATGATGTCCCCCAGGGTGCCCGCCGAATACCGCAACACCGCCTGGGGCGGGCTCATGGCAGTGCAAGGATGGGAGCAGCACTCACGCACCCAGCGTGGAGGCAGGCACCGGGCTGCAGTAGCCGTCGAGAAGCTCGTCGCCAACCGTGCCGCTGACGGTTACCCAGCTGCCCACAAGTACATGGAATGGGCCAGGGACCAGTACCCGCAAGCGTTCAACCTCGAGGCGGTGACAGTATGAGTCACGGTCTCGACGTCGACGTTGACCTGGGGGAACTAGCCCAGGAGCTGTGGCAGGCGCACCTCGAGGAGTTCGTCGGGGACGCCATCACCGAGCAGGCTGGCGATGCGGTCGAACGGGAGCACCGCAGCTGGGACCACGTCGGCATCGACGGTTGCGGCCTCGATGACCTGGGCGCCCACGTCGAACAGCTGCTACGGGACTACATGACCATGAACCGTCACAACCTGTGCGGCCTGGGCGAGGCGTTCGAAGCAGCTGTCCGCCGTGCCACCGACGGCCTCGAGGGGCACGCATGGGACGACCCCCTGGTGGAGCGCATCGTCAAACTCGAGGAGACGGTCACCGTGCTCGCCAACGGTGTACGCACCACGTTCGGGAGTCTTCGAGCGTTGCCGTAACACACACACATACACACACACGGCCCCCCAGCACCGGCCTCAGGTCTTCGGACCTGGGGCCGGTGTCTTTCGTAGGGCCTGGGCTCCTGGCTCGAGGTGCAGCTGGTAGCTCGAGGACCAGGGGCCACCGCTCGAGGTCCGCCCACCGAGTACGCTGGGCCTCGTGCGTATGACCACTACCTAAGGAGATACCACCATGGATTACTTCGTAGCGTTCGTCATCGGATCCATAGCCTGGGCCCTGGTGCTAGGCGTAGCACTCACCATCAGAGACGAGATCCGCCGACGTCGACGGGCCCGCACACTGGACCTAGCGACAATCATTCGAGAGCACTACCACCGTCGCATCGAGGAGCTCAACTAGTGGAAACCACCGTGCAACTATCCACCAGGGCCCCGCTCGAGCGGGCCCCTCGACGCTGGGCCGCCACGGAACTACGACGGCACCTGTCGATCGATGACAAAGTAGCGACCCTCTATCGGGCGGACGGCTCCAGGGCCAGTGATGCCACGCCTAACGGAATCTGGTGGTCGGCCCATAGCAGCTGCCCAGGAGCCACCAGGTGCTGCGCTGGCAAGCTCGAGGGTGGAGGAGATCGGCCCACCTGCTACGCCTACAACCAGGAGCACCGAGGAGATCGGCGCAACTTGTTGAACGCTGCAGCCTGGAGGGTGCAGGAGTTCGACCAACTATCCGAGCTCGAGGGTGCCCAACTAGCGCTCGAGCTGCTCCTCTACTCGTGGCGGGCCCAGCTCCGCAACGGGGTTCACCTATGCACGTTCCGCCACCTGATAAGCGGTGATCTCGACGTAAAGCGGGCCCGCCAGTGGTCTCGAGCATGGCGGGCCCTGGCCGCACTCGACCAGGAGCAACTAGCCGACGGCCTCCGCATCGACGTCGACCAGGTAGACCAGGTGCCCTACATGAGGAGCTGGCTGTACTCCAGGAGCTACGGGGCTCGAGCTGGCAACGCAGTACGACAGCTGCTCGACCAGGACGGCCGCCCACCTCGAGGAGTGACGCTGTACCTGTCCATCGACAGGAGCAACTACCAGAGGGCCGCCACAGTGCTAGGCACCTGGGGATCTCGACTACCGCTAGCCGCCATGGCCCCTCGAGTCTCCGAGGGAAAACGTCTCCTCGACGAGACCCGAGCACTAGCAGCAGCTCGGCCTAACGAGAATGGTGCGTATGCCTGTCCAGTGGATGCCCACTCGAGCAGGTACGACGGGCCCAGGTACCGAGACCAGGCGACGGGCCTCACGGTAGGAGCATGCACACAGTGCCAACGGTGCTACCTCGAGGACCAGGCTCCAGACATCATCTTCAAGACTTAGACCACCTCGAGGACGACGGGCCCAGCTCGGGGCAGCTGGGCCCGTCTCTCTCGTTTTCGACCTAATCGAGGGCCCGCAGCTGCCACCATTCGCTCGAAAATGGGAAAACCTGGACCTGGGGCCCGTCGAAAATTCACGGCACGGCTCGAGGTCGACCAGGAAGCTCGGGGCCTCGAGACCGACCAGCTGCTCGAGGTCGAGGTGCACCAGCTGCTCGAGGTCCAGGTCGACGGCCGCAGTGGGGAGACGAACCGCACCAGGTACTGGGTACCCACCGCCCGCTCGAGTCCGCCACCAGGAGCTCGAGCACGGGCCCAGGATCCCGCCACCTGGAGCTCGGGCCCGCATCCTCACCCACCCATCTATGCGGGGCCGCAGATGGGCCGTATAGGCGGCTCGAGGGCCTCGAGGAGCTCAGCTGGCCCAGGCCCGAGAAGCTCGGGGCGGGCCAGGTCGCCCAGGTCGACGTCGACCAGCTCCTGGGCGATCACGGGCGGAATAGAAATAGGTGTGAATTCGGCAGGTCGGGGGCCCTACGGGCCCACCCCCCTCACACTCCCTCTAATATTATTAGACGAGGGGCGGTGCGTGAGTACATTTAGGGTTCGGGGTGGGCGGACACGGGTATTCTGGTCGTACCTGGGCAGGGCTGTCTGATATGACGGGTTACTGTTACCGTGTGTGGGCGATTCCTAACGGGAATCGCCCACACCGTTACCGTATAGACGTAGTGTCCCACTTTATTTGCCTGGGACACGGTGCTCTCAAGGGTGGAGGTGTCGTATGGCGCAGAACGGTGGCGGAAAAGGATGGAAGACCGACCCGAAGTCGGGTGAGAAGGCGATGCCTGACAGGTGGGCGACGTTTCTCGACTGGCTGCTGCTGGGTTTGGATCGTTCTCCTGCTACTCAGAAAGAGTGGGCGGCAGAAAACGACGTTCACGAGGATTCGCTTCGACGGTGGAAACGGGATGCACGGTTCGTTCGGGAATGGGACCGGCGGGCGGCCGAACTGAATGTTCATCCTGAGCGGACTCAGCGGGTTATCGATTCTCTTTTCGCTCAGGCGTCTCAGGGTGACGTGAAGGCCGCTTCGTTGTATTTGCAGTATGTGGAGAAGTTCACTCCGAAGCGTCGTCTGGTCGTTGACGATGAGCGGGATGCTTTGGGTTTGTCAGACGCCGAGTTGGCCGACGAGTTGGAGGCTTTGGTGGCTGAGTTTCGTCCTAAGGAGGTTTTTGGTGGTGTGGCCGAAGGTGACGGAGAGGGTGATGTTGGGTCCGTTGTTTGATGATGATTTGGAGTGGCGTGAGGAGGCGTTCGGTGAGCGACCTGTGTTGGGCCCGTGGGGTGACCCGTTCCATGACGATGAGCTGCTAGAGTGCGGGTTGGAGGATCCTGAGACTTGCGAGTCT